GCAGTAGCACTAACTCCATCTCCAGTGATAGTAACGTCTGGTGCACCGAAATAACCACTACCACCAAATGTAACAATGATACTTTCGATCTTTCCGTTCAATATTGACGGATATGCAACAGCACCACTACCAGAGATCAATTTGATAGTTGGTTCGTAAGTATATTGACTTCCTGCATCACTAATGTTGATAGTATCGATTGGACCTCTACATGTTGCGGTTGCAGTAGCTCCAGAACCATTACCACCAGTAATTGTGATAGTTGGAACGCTAGTATACCCAGATCCACCCTGTACAACGTTAATACCAGTTACAGTACCAGATGTAATCTGTGCAGTAGCAGATGCTTGGTTATCTGAGGTAGCTCCACCACCAGTAATCGATATAATAGGTTCTGTAGTATATCCTGTACCACCATCAGTGACGTTTATAGCTGTTACGGATCCTTTTACGGAAACAGTCGCAGAAGCAGGAGTTCCTTCGTATTCCCAAGTAACTTGACCTACTGTAGCAGTACCAGTGGTATGTGTTGGGTAAGTATTACTAGATGAAAGACCTGCATTGACAGATTTGTACCTATTTCCATTATACCTGATTCTTACCCCTGAGGCATAGGCTGTAGAAAGCTTATATTCTTCTTCAAACTCAACTGTGGGTGGGTTTGTGATATCATACCCTGCACCACCGTCAGTTTTAGTGATAGACTTCAATCCACCAAACTTCTTCTTGGAATCTCCTTTATATGAGAAGAATGGAACACCATTTGAAGCAATACCTACTTGACCTACTGGAGTAGCAGTTTTTGTACTCTTAGTAGATGGTGTAAGTGGAATTCTCTTAAGATATCTCTGGTTGCCTGGATTTAAGTCACCAGCACCGAATGGACCTATCTTATGGGATGGTACACCTGTACTACTGATAACGGCATCTGTACTACTCTTGTATGTGTTCTGTACATCAGCTGTATAGTCTTGAACTGCAACGTTAATAGAGTTATAGTCACTCTTACCGTATGCAAACTCTCTAGCAATGTAAAATTCAAATCCTGATATACCGCCAGCTGGTGTTGAAGAGAATATAAATTCAAATTCATACTCATTAACAATACCTGCAATATCATGCTGGTTATTGTAGATGTCCTCTGGTGCATTCAGTATTCTAATGACATCATCTCTCTTTAAACGATGCTTCTCTTTTGTCTTAACAGTACAACGTACCGAACCATTAGCATTAACGGTTCCTAGGGTCGCAGACTCGCCTCTGAGAGCACGTCTGACATTATATGTAAAACTATCCCATATTGGATCAATACTATCAAAGCCTGGTGCTGCAGGGGTTGTAACCTTACTGTCTGGAAGATAATACTTACCTCCATCGGTTAATATTACACCTCTAGTACCACCATAGACTTTTAACTGGATTTCCGAGTTATCTACATTGGAATATCCGTAAATCTTGAATGCAGCGAATACTTCTTGACCTGCATCGTGTGCTACAGTTAAAGTATCCTCTCTACCACGTACACAACCTAAAAACTGGGTTACAGTCTTATCTGTATATGTTACAATCTCATCTTCAATTCTAAATCGACCATTTTGCTCTGGCCAACCTAATGTACTGTCAACAGTTACAACCTGATCGGTTAATTGACCTCCTAGGTCAGCAGAAAGGGTAGATTTGTAAGGAGTAATAAAACTACCAAGTGAATTATTGGTATCTACGTCAATTTCAAAAATTGAACCGCTTGAAGTGAAAACTTCGACAACTCCTTTAACGTAAATACGTGCTGCAGCAACATTTGGGTCGCTTGTATCGTTTTCTTGGTATAATACTTGTCCTACAAGTGCAATAGGGTCTCCACTAATAGCAACCGCACGAATTACCTCTCTAGAAGTGTAATATGCGTCGGATGGTTTGAAGATTCTGTCTCTTGGGTAGTTAACTTCTGATTCTACGCCAAATAATGTTCTTAAGACGAACTGGAAAGACCTTGTAGAGCCTTTAGCAGCATAGAAGTCCTTAATTCGCTTAATTACAGTTGATTCAGTAACTCCACTTGCAAAGTTCTTTGGAAATGTTGCTAAAAACTGTTCTTTGAACTTTCCAAGAATGTAAAGTGGGAAAATATTGTTTAAATTGACTACTTTATCGCCAAGAGCGTGTGAAGCAGCTGTTGTTTCTTCAAAATTGTAAGTTCCAATCTCTCCAACTGCCTTTACAGCGTTAAATCCTCTTGCACAGTCCTGAAAAAGTGTAGATCCCTTCTTTTGGTAGTAGATGATCTCATCATTGATCAATAATAACCCTTCATTTGGGAAATCACGAGTAGTCTCAACGTCAACTGTTGTGGAAGTTGTTGAAACAGCAGAAATTAGCTTAGTCTCAGTAACTAAGCCACCATAATTATCAATATTGTAATAGTCGGACCAATTCTGAATTACGTCGAAGCAATATCCCTTTAATTCTTGTGACTTATAATACTCTCTAACGAACGATATGAATGTTGGATAGTTCTCTTGTATAAACGACGCAAATTGTCCCGCAACACTGAGGGATATCTGTGATTTGGATTCGGGGCTAACCTCAGACGGTACTGGAGGTACAGAAACCGTTGTGGTCGGTGTAGTCCACGAACTAACCTTCCAGGAAGAATTTGTCATCTGTTATCTAACTATAGCTGGACTCTGGTATCACTCCTGTACCAGATAAGTTTGAACCGCTACTGATGGTGTCTTCTACTACACTAACAGTCGTATTATCTATACCTATTGTCAGATAGGTTTCTCTCAATGAAATCAAATCATTAGATTCTGGAGTTGCAGAGATCTGGAATTGGTTATTAGCTACACTTGTAGCACTTATAATCAAATCATTAACAACAATTTCACCCATAGAGTAGTCAACTGTACCCCATAGACCATCAACATACTCAAATTCACCAGTTCCCTTGATATAATACAATCTCAATAGACCTGCACCGTCATCATTAATGTAATAAGTGTTAAAATCATCTCCAACTATCTTGAATCCACTAGTAGAAACAGTAGGTTTCGTAGATGTTCCTTGCTTAATGCGGTTACCGTAGCAAATTTTATAGTTTACACGGGCACCAATCTCAACTGTCACATTCTTTCTCATCTTGAGACGAGTAATATTGGACGTAATTGCTGCTTCCGCATTGTCAACTATGCTTTGAAGCTTAGAATATTTGAATTTACCACCAAATTTGTTAAATTCTCCACTTGCATTCAAGACAGTTAACGCAGAAAGTACGGAAGTTTTAACTTCTGATGCTACTTTCCGTGTAATATTTGGATTGTAGTACACAAAACTGTCAATATCGATGTATAATATAGAAGGATCAATGATTGAAGGCTGAATTGCAGCAACAGAATACTCTCTGAGCTTCTTTAATATAACATTTTTCTCGGAAAGAGATAATTTATCCGCATTTTTTGGCTTGATTGCCAAAAATACTTTACCATATTCGGGTGGTTCTGCCTCTTCACCACCATAACAAGAGATAGATCCTACATTTGGATAGATCTGAGGTATAATTGCCTCATAATCCCGTGTAGAAACTGCTCTACCGAACGCAGAATAGAATTTAGGAGCTGCAAATTTGATAGATTCCGTAGTTTCTGCCCCTGAACCCCCATCTGGGAAGGTAGTTGCAGTAATTGTTATACCAGAAGTTATGGTATTGTTCGCATTATCTCTAAAAGTACCAATATTTTCAAATACTTTCAGTCCATTAGCTCCAGTTCCACCAGATGTTGAGTATCTAACTGACACAACATCTCCATCTACTAAATCTTTTCCTACTTTTCCGTCACCGAAGAGAATTTCTGGGATCTCATATTCAGATTCTTCTAGGAAGAATACTTTAGAAGTTGAATCTATCTTCGTAATGTCGGTAGCTTGTAGATATTTCTCTGTGATAGTTCCAGAAGTGACCTCAACTTGCATAGAAGTCGTATCAGCATTCGTGTTTGTAAGAATGAAACGCTGTCTCTGATTAATATTTTTAACAAATGTATCAGTAAGGAACACTCCTTCGTATAAAGTGATACCAGTAAATGTAGCAATACCACTAGTACTATCTACAGATTGTGTAATATCTGTTGGAATAGAGAAGACATAGTTGTTATTATCCAATCCTGTGAAGTTCAGAACCAATCCATTGTTAATTGTAACAGTCTTTGGGTATGGAACTACAGTCTGGACACTTACATTAACAGTACATTGAGCAGACCTTGCTGACTTAGGAGTGTAACCAATCATCCTAGCAAGCTTTACAACGTTCTCACGTAAAACTGCTGTCTCAAGGAAACCTTCATTTACTGCAAGGTTAGCATTAACTGCTGTATAGTAGGTATTATATGCCAATACGTCTAAAAGCACCGTCAAAGACGATCCCTCAAAGTCATAGTCAGAGAATTGCTCTTGTGACCTAAGGTATCCCTTTATTTGTGCCTTTATCTCGTTAAATTCGAGGGCGTTAACCTGATTAAATGCCATTATGGTTTAAATGCTATGTCAATACTATCAAAGATAGGCGGTTGCCCCATAATAACATATGCTACACTTACATCTAACTGATTTCGGTCTTCAGTCCAAAGTGCCTTTACTTCATAGACCGCAACCCTAGGTTCATGAGTGTTAATAACGTTCTTTAGTCTTCGCTTAATCTTAGAAGCGTCGTTTGGAGTGTAATTTTCAAATAGCAATCCGAGGATGTTACCACCGAATGCTGGATCAAATGGTTTCTCGTAAAAATTGTAGAATACTATATTCTTAACAGATTCCTTTATGGCTGCTTCATTGTTCAGTGCTAATATGTCATTAGTCACTGCATTCTTTTCAAAGGTTAATGAGAAGTCTCTAAAAGACTTCGATATTATAGCCAAGGGAAGCTTTATTTACGCTCTTTATATTTATACTTCTTTTTGTGACTTTTTCTGCATCAACTTATCACTGCGTGGATCAGTGATAAGATATTTACAAGTTTCGTTCCCATTGTCAAAGAAATTGTCTGACATATCAACGGGAACGTTATGGTTTCTTTGACCGTTTACTATCCTATTTGCCTTGGCCACGGTACCTCTTTCTTGCTTTGTTACGTGAGGTAGCAGAGTACTTAGTATGTGACCCTGTACCTTGTCTTGTCTTCTTGGGGATTGCTTCCACATGTTGATGTGTACCAAATCCACCTGATTTAGTCTTTGTTGCCATAATTACGGTCCTGCGAATACGTCGGGTGATCCTTCTGCAACACTAGTACATGTTGCATCCCCTATTCTACCACATCCTACGCCATTTACAAATACGGTTGTACTTCCTGTAGCTATAGGGGCACTATGACCAGGACAAGGGGCACCAGGTAGTAGGTGTCCAGTATTATTATCTCCTTGACGAGAGATAGGTATGCTATTACAGAAGACGTTAGGAGATCCCTCTGCTCTGGTCATACCACTACAATGTGATACGTCTGCATCGCCTATTCTAGTTACTGCTGGCATTCTCGCTCCCTCCTATAAGTAAACCGTTCTCAGTTGCTATCTCGTACATGATTGAATGCAATGTAGTATCAACTGCATTAGACCATGGCTGGGTCTGTTCATTCGCTATCCAGCATTGCAGAGAACCATATTGTGCCTGTGGTATGTTAATGTCAAACCATGGATCGTATGGTACTTTGTCTGGGGCTGGGTAGGTCATTTAGTCTCCCTTGATAGAATTTCCTGTAAGTACTCTGTATACTTAGACATAGCGTGATGCTGTGCTTCAGTATGTGGAGGTTCTGGACTAACGGGTTTAAATGCTATAAGGTGATCGAAACTAGCAGGAAGGTCTCTGGCCTTCGTATGCCTTATCAGTTCTCCATTTATCTTGACGATAAATTCTCCTTCCAGTTCATCCATGCTTTCTACTCACGTTGAGTCTATTTAGAGACCACGACGGATTTTCGCGGATTTTTTAACTTTCGAGTTTTTCTAATCTCTCATCTATATCGCACACAACATCGACCAATCTCTCATAGGTTTCCCCATTTGGTCGCTTCATCATTAACTTAGACTTCTTTACCTTCTCTTCGAGAGATGCGAGCCTATCCTTTAGGTCTCGCATATCCCTTTCCATTGATGTATGAAAATCACCTGACATACTAATCCTGTGCTATCTCAAAGAACCAACCTATCCTATTAATATAGTCAAAGGTGTCCATGAAATCATAATCATCACCATTCTTGTATTTGAAATCTCCCAGAAACTGTCTGAGTTCTTCAATAGAATGGAATGTCCCTTGGAAGTCTGACTGGTCGTTGAAAAGAGCGTATCTCATCATTAGAAGGTGTTGGTATCTAGTATATATTATATCAGAGTTTCCTCACAATGTCAAGTGTAACAGAGGTACCCTGTAATACTCGGAGGTAACTCATATAAGGGTGTCATAGGCATAGTTATCTTCTCTCTCATGTTCTCAGCGATCTTTCCTTTCTTCCATTTGGTGTATGCTTCTTTCTGACACCATAGGTCATAGAATATCTCTAAGTCATCAGTAATCTCATCCTTATGGAAGTATCTCTTGGAGATCCTCTCAAAGGGACGTTTTCTCCGACATTCAATGTCTACCCCTACCTCTACTGTCCCAACTGCTACCGCACAGTATGTGGAGGTGTCAGACTTATTCCAGTAGATTGGTGGGAGGGGTTCTTTGCAACTCAGAGGGAGACCTCCTACGAAATCTCGGAGGGCGGCTTTGATCATACCCTCGGAGGAATGGTTTGGTTGGTCGATATCTTCATGGAGATAGACTTGGACACTTGGGGTCTGGAGAATTTTTTGCATAAATTTTTTATTTTATATCACGCTCGCTCATGCAAGACTTTATAGCTTAGATTTGATAGGGATCCTAAGCTACGGGCGGGGGGCAAACCCGCCACGGGGGGCGGGACTGTCCTTAACTGTTTGCCTTGACCCATGCCATCGCTCGGTCTAGCTCTGCTTGATCACGATAATGGCGTTTATCATTTGATGATGATGTGATTGTGAAATGATCTTTAATGAATTGATCATTGCATAATGACTCATATACATCATGTGATAGTGCTTGCATGTAATGCCTTGTGTACATGAGTATATTATATACTGTATGCTATATGCATGTGTGTATATGTGTGCCACATATATAATCGTCACATATATATGCCATATATTATTTCACCTCATATATTATATGCATGTATATATGGGCATATATAGCCCGCCCTGTATTATTGACGGGGTAGTATATATGTATTATATGTGCATGTATATAATATTATAT